AGGGACGATGTTAAATTCGCCATTCGTTCTATTTCATTTTCTTGACAGAACGCGCGCTTCGTTCACTTCGGCGAGAAATTCGTCCCACGGCATTGCCATCATTTCCGCGAGAGACCATCCGATGACGGATTTCAGGAAGCCGCGGTAGTGCCGCCACTGGAGGGGGCTGTAGCGGGATCTGAACTCGCCCGGAACCTTCGGGGCAAAAAATCCACTGCGGCCTCGTTCAGCATATCAGCATCATCAGCATCGAGACCGTCGAGCAGCGCGTCGGGGAGCAGTGCGCCGGTTGCATCGACGAAGATCGGGAAGCGTAAGATGGCATTGGGATCGGCAGCACCGACGGCCCCCAATTGCGCGACGAAATCGGCGACTTGTTTTGCCGTCATCCGACACAATCCAATCGCCTCATGGCGGGCACCCTGATAGGTCACCGGCCATGCCAGCGGAAACATCTTCATGCGGGAATCCGCATGGTCGATCGTTACGGCATCATCAACCGGCGGTGCAGCCGGAGCCGCTTGCGGGGCATCACTCATGTAGTATTCCTTGTGTTCTTCTCCACGGGGAGCATTAGCGATGCTGCATCAGAAACGGTCGCGGTTCACCAACCAGAAACGCCACGGCTTCATCGAGCGCTTCGACCACCAGCGGCTTTTCATCGCGCCCGGGGCACAGGCACATTTGTATCTTATGCGCGTGTCGTAGTTGAAAGCTTCGCGGCCTTCGTCGTCCTGAACAATGATTTTCACAATGTCCTCACGGTTTGTCGGCAACCTGGACGTCACTGAAATTTGGCTTCGCGGGTTCCGGTATCGGCGGCATCGTTGCTTCACGCGGCGTAACGGGACCGGGAGTCCAATTTGCTCCCGCAAGCGGAGTCACCTTGACGCCGGGCAGGACGCCCTTTTGTGCGGTTGGGTCGAAATAGCGCATCGAGCGCTCGTTGAGATCAATAATTCGGCCGCGCGTTAGTGGGCCAACATCATTGATGCGAACGATCGCCTGCTTGCCTTCGTGCTCCACCATCGCGTAGGACGGCTGGTAGTCTTTGCCGTAGCCAACGCCGCCGAACTTGCCGCGCTGCCCGGTTTGAATCGCTGCCGTCCATGCCTGCGGGTCGTAAGGTTCACCAGAGGCAGTGGTACCGCCACCGCCGCGCCATCCGGACTTAAAGGGATTATACGTCGACGCTTCTCCGGTGATAGGAGTGCCGGCTGGCGCTGGTGCAAATCCAGGTGCGACAGTCGCCAGCACCGGCGGCTTACCGGCCCCGCCCGCGCCAGCGGTTTCACCTGCGGGCGTTTGATTATTTTTGGCATAAGCAGTCGGTGTCCATTCAAAATGACCCCAGTCTTTCGTCTTCCCCGGCTCAGAACTGTATAAATTTCGCATGTGATGTTTGGCTTGTATCTCTGCAAATTCTTTCGGATGTTCTTGCGACCACTTATAAAGGTAGGGGCTGTTGTCTGGTCCGGAGCCAAATCCGGTTTCAATATCCATCGCATTACCGTAAGCGTGTTGTGACCACCCGCCCCCGTTGCGCTTCTGTCGTGGACTGTAGACGCCGGAAAAATTCTTCAGCGGCGCACCAGCCTCATGCAGGTCTTTCAAAAAACCTGCCATATCAGTCCCGGCATATTTGTTTGCCTGAATCGAAGTTGGACCTTCACCCTCAGGAATGCCGGTTGGAAAAGTCAGATGTGCCAAGGGACCGGCTGGCGTAACATCTCCCATCCCCATCGCCTTGGCCGCCTCACTGCCCATAAAGTTGTAGCCGCCAACGCCACTAGGGACGCCTTCGACTTTGCCGACTTCGCCACCGCCAAGGCTTCGTGGCACGTGTCCTTGCAGCGCCGGATTGCCGGAGCGACGAAAGGCCGGGCTGAAGCCAGGCGCGTAACCCATGCCAAGCGCGATGCTGCCAGGATCGAGTCCGTCATAGCCCCAATCCTCGGCCACCGTGGCGGCGAGCGCGACCATGCCGTCCAGTTGTCGACCGAGCGAGTTCCGAAAAGAGGAGGCCGAGCGGCGCCCAGCCTCCTCTGCCGGATGGATGGTCATTAGCCAGCCGTCGGAATGCGCAGGATGGTGTTCTCGGCACTATTCTGACTGGCGCCGTCGACGCGCCAGGTTACGGAGAGGAAATCGTAATAGTATTTCTCTGCAGTGGCATAGTAGAACTCGTAATGCAGGATTTCCTTGATGGCAAAATCATGCCCCATCAGATCACCGCGCTTGATTTCGTCGCCGGTGAGTTTGGTCATGCGGCCGCGCACGATCGCCTTGACCTCGATCGGCACGTTGCCGTTCTTGTCGCGGGCGACGCCATAGATCGTGAACGGCAACTGCGACGGCGATCCGAGACCGAATTGGCTCATCGCCTGCGCGTCCCATCCCTTGAGCTTGAAGGTCAATTCAAGCGCCTTCAATCCCATGCCGGCGACTTCGATCTGGCCGATGGAACCGCCGGGATGGAAGCTCTGCGTCATGTCTTCCAATTCCGGCAGCTTCACACTTTCAAGATTGAGATGTTTGGAATTGTTCGGCGGGTTATCGCCGACGTACAGGTTCACGCCTTCCATAATTACGAGGGGCATGATTGAATTCTCCTTAGAAAGATGTTGCGGGATTTTTGTCAGCTAAATCGCCCGGCGTCTTAGCCGCTGATCGACGATATCTGCATATCGAGCGCGGCGAGCTCGGCGGTGAGCGCCGGCAGATCGGTGCCGGAATCGATGGTCACCACCAGGATCGGCGCGGGCTGCTCGCCGAGGAATTCGACCGTGAACTTGCCGGCGCGCAAGCCGAGCGCCGTGTTGTCGGCCGAATTGAAGGCCACGGTCCAGCCGATCAGGCAATTCACCGCCTGCAACTGCGCTGCGACCGCCACCATGTCGTTCAACACTGCTTGCACCGAATGCAGGGTGACGTTTTCGTTGCCGAGCCGGTTGCGGATCGATTTCAACAGCGCGAGATGGATGAAGTCCCGGCCGCGCACTTTATTGAGCAACGTCCATGTCGGATCGGTGCTGGCCGTCGAATAGCAGATCAGCTGCCAGCCGGCGTCGGTCAGAGAGACGTCGGAATGATCGCCGCGCACCGTGACGCCGATGTTGTCGGTCAGCAGTTCCTGCGCATCGGTCGCGCCGTCGACCAGAGAGAAACCATAGACTTCCTTGAGCCCGAGCAGGCCCTGCACCGGCTGATTGGCGAACGACCAGAACGGATAACCGTTGTGCTGGAAGTCGACCCTCACGCCGACGCCCAGCACGGCCGCGGCGCCGTCGATATAGGCGGTGGTGTCGCCGTCCTGGATGATCTCCCAATTGTCGACCGGGATCAGCCGCTTCGAATTGAGCGAGGTCTCCCACAGGATGGCGGCGGTCTTGCCGGTGCCGGGACCGCCGACAACGGCGCAGGCCATCAACGCCTCGCAGATCGCCGGCAATGCCGCACACAGCGGATTGGCAAGCGCCTGGCCGGCGGTGATGGCGACTGTCACGTCGAAGCCGTCGCCGATGATGAAATCGGTGCCGCCATAGGCGATGGTGAATCCGACCTGTGTGGCAAAGCCAGTGCCGACCGTGGCATTGGCGACCAGCACGCCGTTCGGATCCTTGACCGAGAACAGACCGCCGTTGTGCGGCACCGCCGCGACGACGGTGACGTCGAATTCGTCGCCGACGATGAAATCGTTGGTGGCAGCCGAAATGGTGAAATTCGGGCCGGCCGCGCTGTTGTAGGCTGTGCCGACAACGGCAATACCGTCGACACCGCCGGCCGGATTGTAGACGACGAAGCTGCCGCCGCCGCCGGCCGCATGCTGACAGACGACGCGCCAGACACCGAGCGCCGCATTGCTATCGGAGGTAAGCGTGCCGAGGTGGCCGGTGCCGGTATTGCCGCCGGCCTTGGCAGCCGATGTTGCCGACGTCGCGCCACCGATGCAGCGCACCTGATAGATGCCGGCCTGGGCCAGCGCGAGAGCGGCCGGCGAGGCGAGCGTCATTACACCCGTGCCGGTATTGCCACCGGCCTTGACGGCTTCAGTGACGGTCGGCGGCGTATCGCCGGCAACGATTTCGAACGTTCCGGTAAAGCCGGGCATACCGAGCAGCCGCGGGGTGATGCCGATCAGCT